TAACTGCCGGGCTACTTCGACTTCGCGGCGGAAGCCTGGATCTTCTTGTATCCGGCTGGCGAAAAAGGGACAGACTGCCGGCCAGCATTCAACTCAATTAGCGCGCTAGCGAAGTCGCCCCACTGCCCATCGGTCAGGTCATCTGCAATGCTTGACCAGTCCTCTACGGTGAATTCAACGGGTTCGCCGCCCTGCTCAACTGAGGCAATAGTGCCATCGGCAAGCATCGCCTGATCGAATACTTTGGAAGTGTCGAACCCGAACTGCTCATCAAGTTCTTCGCCTTCGCGGGCAGGATGATCATTCTTCAGTGCATCCCACACGTGTCGAGGAAGGCCGCGCAGGGTAAAAACCAGCGTCTGTTCCTGCTGAGCTGCAAACAGTTCAGCGTGCTTCTTTTCCCACTGAGACGCAGGCGAGTTCAAACGGGTGTCACCCTTGCTCGCAGCTTGTTCCGCAGCGAGCTTCGCCTTTGCCAACTCATACTCAGCAGTCAGATCGCCATCGAGGCAAAGCGAAACGGTGCGGGTAGGACGCTTGATCTCAAACTTCTTCTTATCAGCCACAGCTACTTACCTTCTTCCTCGTCGTGCACTGGGATGGAAACTCGATGCTTAGCGAAACTGTCGCCTTCGACGTACTCATTTCCGTCTTCATTGAACGCAATCACCACAGCCTCAACGCTGTTGGGAAACACATGTAGTTCAACAAGGCGACTTGGATCAAAGCCGAAAGCTTCAATGAAAGAAGTGAACTGCTCACGAGTAACGAACTCGGGAATGCCTTGAATGCTCTTAGCCATAACAGGCTCCTAAAATCTTTGGGACAGGTAACAAGGGTTAAGAAACCTGCCCCGCGCCACACCCTGTCAAGATGACGCGGGACAGGAAGAACAAAAAACGATCAGGCAGTAACAGCCACGTCGATGCCCGGCTCAGCCTCAACAAAAAGCTTCGAGGTCGAACGAGTAACCGAGTTAGCTTCGCCCGGAACCTCAGCCGGGAAACCAGCTTCAACCGGGTACACGCGCACCTTCTGCGCCGCCGCGAAAGCAGTCTCGTAAGGAACATTGCGACGAGTCACCAGGTAATGGTGCGAGCCCTCTTCAAGCGCCTCACGAGCATCGTTCTGGTCAGCGTTCGCGACCGAGTTCGTGTTGTCGATGTAGGTCACATCGACCGAGTGAGTCTTGCGGCCACGCTTCTCAAAAGTCGAAGTCGAGCACAGACGCTCATCCGAAACGGTCTGCTGATCCACCGAGATGGCCAGACCATCGCCGGTCAGGTAGCAGGAAATGTCAATGACACCAGCGCCGGTAAGCTCAGCAACCGTAGGGTTCTTCACGTCGGCGATCGCGGGGACAAGGACGGCCTTAACATTGCCGTCATAAGGGGTAGAACGAATCTCGGCCATTGTTAGCCCTCTTTCTTCTCAGACTTGGCCGCGCCACCCTTGGCGGTAGACGGCAATGGATTGAACTTCGGAGCACGCGCCAACGGCGACTCCGGGTAGCTGGCCTTGTTGACCAGCGTGAAAGCCTCACCGATGCGCTTGTCAGTGCTCAGCACGTCAAGCTCATGCCCAGTGGACTTGTCTTTCACACGCACGTACATGCGGACTCCTTCAGGTTTTGGGCATAGAAAAAGCGAGCTGCATGATTGCAACTCGCTTACGAATAGTTTTGGGTTAGTGCATGACTTGCCACTCTTGCTTGGTGAACAGCGGGTTGGCCCCGTTCGGGAGGGTCACGTCTAGGTCTGGTTCGATGCCGAGCCGGTTAGGGATTTCTTCCAACCGTTGCCCGCCAATACGAGCACCCTCAAGCACGTCGATGCACTGCTGAGCAATGATCCCCACCGACGTATCATTCAACCCCGCAATAGTCAGCAACCAACGCGAAGTACGCGCATGAACAGTACGATTCAACGACCGCTCAGACGCATACGGGATCACACGAGTCACCAATACATACGGGAATGACGGGTTAGCCGGAACCTCGCCTTTATGAATCGGAGCTTTACTCGGCAAAGTGGCCAACAGGGCAAGGAACTCAGAATGACTACTCAAGCTGATCACCCCATCCGTCAACCAACCTGCCAAGCTCACGCTCAAGATTCGGGGTCTCGTTAGCCAGCGGGCCTTCGAGATCCAACGTGCCGCCGCCGCGAGACGTACCAAAGTAAGCGATGTTACCCAGTCCACCACCGCGCCGGCCTTTGTCTGGTCCGACCTCGTATCCGAGCGAACCGACACCACCGATACGGTCATAGCTAATAGAACCAGCCATACCCTTGAAGTGCCTAGAACTTCGAGCATCAGACACCAAATCATCCTTGATGTTCTGAGCACCCTTTTTCAGCACCTTGTCCGTATCAGGGACAGCCTGCCCAGCAACCCGTCCCAGATCAGCAGCGAAGGCTCTAAGCTCATCCGCCCCGCTCATCCTGTCACCAACTCCACGTTCCAGCGATCAGCAGTACGGTACGAGCCGCGAGCCAGATCAGACAACCTGAATTGCAACCCAACAAGATCAGCATCCATCACCGCAGATGTGACAGTCACCCTGTCATCCAACTGCGACTTGGCAGACACGGGAAGGTGAACCATCATCTGCTCAATGGTGAAAGCGTGCCCGCCAGCTTCAGGAGCGGTCGCCTGAGTAGCGCGCCCCTGAACCTTGCACGCACCCTCATACACCGTTTCCCAGCCATCAGTGACAACACCGGTCATCGGGTCAGTAACCTCACCAACAGACCGCTCCACCACACACGAATCAATCATGAGCGCCTCAGCAGCCAACCGGCCACGCAACGTAACAGCCTGTGCATCAATCATGGGTACGGCACCCACTGATCAGGATGAACCCACCAACCAGACACACGATCCGGCGCACCATACGAACGAATCGTGAACGCATCCCCAGTAGCACCAGGAATAATCAACGCCCACTCATCATCCGACAGATACAACAGACCAGCAGAGCTAGAAGAATCAATAGTCTCAGTCACCGAATAGTCATCAATCGACTCGGTACGCTGACGCAAACCACCCGGATTCCTCAGAACTCGGATGATTGCAGAACAGAACACCGACTTAACAACCGCTGCCGAAACCTGCCCATTGTCAATGCGCTCCTGAAGATCAGGAACACGTTGCAAAACCAACGCTGTAAGATCCTCAATCCACGCCTCAACCTGAGCAGACTCAGCAACAGTTAGGGAGCGCCCCAAACGAGCCTCAACATCAGCCACCACGACAAAAGCCACGGCGCACCCCCTAACTAATCGTCAGACTTACGAGTACGGCCCTTGCGAGCCGGGGCAGAACCCTTGGGCTCCGAATTTTCTGGTTCCGACTTCGCACGCGGCGACGATTCGCCCCAGATCTTAGCCTGAGGCGAATCGTCGTTGACCGTAAGGGTCACGCCGGTGTGCGGGTCAGTCACCTTGACCCGAGCCATGTTTAGGCTCCTGCGGTTCCGGTGAGTCGTGCGTAACGATTCACGTCGCGAACGATGAAGCCCACTTCGATCTCGCAGATTACCGAGAACATGTTGTCCTGACGGCCTGCGTGCTTCAAGGTGCCATCGTTGTTGAAGATCGGGCCACCGTACTCTTCGTACTTGATGCCCTCAACGGAGCCCCAGTACGCGGTGTTCCACTCGCCGGCGATGCCTAGTACTTCATCCGAGCCAGCGCCACCAGCAGGCTGGTAAACGTTCTTGGACTTGTATACTGGGCGACCCAGAAGCGAGCCGATAGCACCGTCAGTCTGTGGATTGACGGTGAATAGCGGACGCTGATTGCCGTCCACTTCACCAAGAACGCGGATCTCGCCCTGCGGAGCAAGGCCCCATGCGGTCACATCGCCGCCAGCGGCAGAAACAGACGACATTGCACCCAGGAGCCCCGAGTAGACGCCGCCCGGAGTATTGATGCTGACCTCAGGCGCAGCGGCCAGAGTGTCAAAATCACCGGTAGGGGCGCCAATGCCGTGCAAGGCAGCCTGATCGAAAGTCTTGGCGATTGCGCCAGCCATGCGAGGGCGAAGCACATTGAACAGCGCAGCCTTATCGCGACGGAATTCGTCCGAGAACGATTCAGTTAGCGCGATTTTGTATGCACGCATGGTCTTCGAGCCGAAAGTAGGCTCAACGTTTGGCTTACGCTCGGTTTCACCAACGAACTTGGCTTCACCGTCGCCGGTGATGATCTGAATGACCTTACCCTCACCAGGAAGATCGGTGCGGGATGCACGCTGCATGATGAATGACTGCTCCTGAGCGCCAGCCCAGATGTCAGCGGATACCTGTGGAGGCAGAAGCACTCCGGCGGTAGTGCGGTTGGTATTGACACCAGCCATGATTAGTCTCCCTTAGTTAGAGATTTTGAAAATTGCTGTCGGACCATTCCGCGAATGCTTCAGCAGTGGAGCGCTTTCCACTTCCACCCTGTGCACCCTGCGAAAGATCCGGCTTCGGGGTTGATGCCACACCTGCTTTAGCGATTCGTTCCGCAGTACGCTCACGAGTCGCCTCATCAGGGATAGCTAGAAGAATTTCCATGTCTTCTTCGTCAGTGATGCCAAGCTTCGCCGCCAGTTTGTAGGTGGACAATGCACTATTGGCCTTGTCTCGGTCCTCCTGCGCTTCCTTAGCCTCGGCTTGAGCGCGTTCAACCTCGGACAAGCTAGCCTTCGCAGCTTCCTTTTCCTTGGCTTCAAACTCAGCTAGTCGAGCTTCGGCGGCTTTGCGTGCTTCACGCTCAGCCTTCAATGCTTTCTCACCGTTCTCACCGAGCGGCTTATCATCCTGCGACTGCACCTGTTCAGTGGTCGCGGATTCCGTCTCAGTGGTTTCGGCAGTTTCGGTGCTCACAGCATCAGACATGGATACTCCTTATTGACAGCCGCATCGCACGG